GCGGCGCCGGGCGCCTCGACGCGGACGTTGGCAACGCCGCCACCCACCGCACGCGCGGCCATGGCCCGCTTGCGGTCGGCGTAGGTCTGCGGCGTGATCGCCTCGACATCGTCGTAGCTGCCGTCCATGCCCTCGGTGCGGGGCCGGTGATAGAAGAAGCCTTCCTTGTTCACGAAGTTCGTCTCCGTGACGGTGAGGGTCTTCTCCAACTGCGCGGGCTGATAGCCGACGCTCTCCAACAACGTGCGCCAGCCGCGACGGGAGTTCTGGCCCTTCTCGGTGGCATCCGGGACGCGAGTGACGAAGCGGCGTTGCGCCGCCTCGTAGCCGGGCTCAGTCACGGCGAGCTGGATGGTGGCGACGGTGGCACCAGCCTCAGACTTGTGCGCGGCGGTTTCGATGCCGACGATGCGCGCCTTGAACGGCATCTCCGGCATGGCGGTGTACGTCCCCAACGGCTTGACGTTGGAGAAATCGGTCGTGAATGAAAGCATGTACGATTGACTCCTTGACTTGGTTTTGGGAATCCATGTTCACGCACATGGCGGGCGGGCCTTCTGGCCGGTGAACGATGCAGCTATGTCCCCCAGCCGAACGCCTGCGCGACGGTGGGTTGGGCACGCTGGAGGACGGCACGGTCAACGGCGTCCCGCAGCGTCCAGACGATGTACGGACGCCCGTATCCCTTTGACGTCAGCGCCTCGACGGCGATGTTTCCGATGGAAGGCCACTCGGCGCCATCCGTCTTCAACAACGCGGCGGCGATCTTGATCACGGCTTCTTCCTGCCACGGCAGTCCGGGGTGCCGCTTCACGTCGTAGCCGGCGTGGCGGAGGATCTCCGCGAGGTTCATCGGCGCAACCTCCGGCGTGACGTGGTGCCGATCCTTGGCCACGTAGTCCGTGTCGGCGCGCGGGCAGAGGTACACGCCCGGCCACGGCTTCCGAAGCTCCTCCCGCCCACCGCGGAGTACGAGATCGCACATCGCAGGCATCTGCTCGGGGAGATCGGAAGGAAGCTGCGGTCCGCCGCGTATCCAGCGTCCGGCCTTCGTCTTGGGTCCGCCTTCCCAGCAGTTCATCAGGACGTGCATCCCGCAGGACCGCGCCGTGTTCCGGAAGTCCAACGTCTGATCGCGCAACTCGCCCCAAAGCTTGAATCCGGTCAGCCGTTTCTCCAAGAGCGCGAAGGTCTGCTCCGCGAGGTAGGAGAAGTCATCGACCACGACCGCGTCGTACACGCCTCTCGATGCTTCGACCTTCAGCACCTTGGTCGCGTCGTCGATGGTCCGGATGTCACCGTCGGCGACGCCCATCCGACGCACTTGCCCCGCGCGATGCGGATCGTAGCCGCACACGGTGATCAGGGGCTTGAGGGCGCCCGGCGCAGCCAAGAACAGAGCGCACGGGAAGCTGTAGCCATTATCTGTCGTTTTGCCGCTGCCGCTTTTCGCGTACGCACACACGACGGCGGGCTCGTGAAATCGGGAGGCTTTGGGCTTCGTATTCACCGACGCGGGTTTCGCAGACGACGAGGCGTCCATTCATTCACTCTGGTACCGGAGGGAAGCCGGCGAGAAGGGAAACGGAGAGACGGAGAGGGAAGGATCGAAAGGTAAACCGGACCCTGTCATGTGTCAAGGTAGCGGAGAGGAAAAATCAGCTATCGGGATTCGGCGCGTTGGCAAGGCCCCAGCGGCAGGCTTCCGCCGCCGGGCAGAGTCCATACCTCGTGTAGCAGCCGGTCTCGGAGAACACGCCGGGCCACTGAGAATACGGCCGCCCAGTCTCCATCATGGCCTCGATGCGGGCCTCGGCGTCGAGCACGATGCGCACGATGTCGATGGCCGGCGCCGGGTCGAGCATCGGGCGCTGAAACGCGAACGGCTCGCGCGTCTGTATCAGGTTCAAGACCGCGCCGCCGAACCGCTCAGGCCAGCACTGGTTCCCGAAGAAACGGAGCCCCGCGAACTGGCCCGACATCGAGTAGTACCGCGGGTGCTTGGCCTCGATGGCGGAGGTGGACTTGGTGTCCATGATCAAGACCTGCCCCGCCTCATTCTCGACGACGAAGTCCATTCGCGTGGTGAACAGGTAGGAAGAAACCAACGTGTTCGACTTCTCGCGCGTATCGGGGTCCGTCTCCACCACGTAGTGCGGCTCGCAGGGGATGTGCGCGGCGAACTCCTCTTCGATGTGGAGAACGCGGAACTTGTCCATCTTCCAGTGCGCGAAGTATTTCTCGACGCACCTGATCGCCTGATCCGCCGTGATGTCGCTCGCCTTCTGATCGGCGAGGGTGCGGGTGATGGCCTCCGAGGGCGTGCAGATCGTCTCGGGGTCCGTGTAGAGCTTTCCGCCGATGACGATGCCGCCTTTTTGCGCGGCCCCACGGCGGGCGTACCCATGCGCGACGCCGGCATGGATCACGCTGCCCCGACCTTGGGCTTTGGAGGACGACTTGAACAGCCCGAGTCCATACTTGTAGCCGTAGAGCCGCATGCAGTGCATGGCGGTGTCAATCCGGCTCCAGCCACGACGGGACGGTCCGGCGTTGATGTAGAGTCTTTCAACCACGTTTCACTACCATGATCTGGATATAGAGATTCACCAGACGAACAAGACGTGCTTCCTCCCGAGTCAGCCACGACAGGTGCGCCTGTCTCGGGTTCTTTAGGGCCCGAGCAATGCGCTTGCGGATGTTCCGCAACTCTTTTTTGGTATTGGCCAAGATCAGATCGGTCACTTGGTCAGCGCCGCGTGGTGCGCCAGCCGGGCCCGCGCGATGGTCATGTACTCCGCTTCCCGTTCGATGCCGACGAAGCGGACGCCTTCGTACAGGCAGGCGATGCCTGTGGTACCTGAGCCCATGAACGGATCGAGAACGACGCCGCCGGGTGGTGTAACGAGCCGAACGAGGTGCCGCATGAGCACGATGGGCTTTACCGTCGGATGTGCGTTGCCCGTACAACCCGCCTCCCGCTCCTTCCGGCTCGCCTTCGCCGTATAGAAGAATGGCGCGTCCATCTTGGCGAGCGGATCGTTTGGATCGTCGTCAGGCGAAAAGGTGTTGAAGAAGCGGGAGGCGCCGCCAGTGTCGCCGTAGCACGTCGCGGGCGTGTCGCCGCTCGCCCCGTAGATTCCGTGCTTTCCCCATCCGCGTTGCATCCCCGTCATCACGCCACTCGTGCGCGGGCCGCTCTGCCGATCCAACGCGGCGACGGGACAGGATTGATCGCACTCCCACGCTTCGATCTCTTCCTCTCCGGTCTTGTCCGCGTAGGTCGCGTCGGGATGAACACGCACAGCGTTGGTCCCGTTGTAGACGACATTCCCGATCTTCTGCCTACCGCCGTTGCGCTGCACGGCGACGCCCGATGTCACCTTCCGCGTCCCCACCTTTCGACACTCCGGCGTGTGAGAGAGCACGAGGTTGGCGGGCCAGCGGCCCAGCGTGTTCGTCCGCTCGATGCTCTCCCGCTGCGCCTGTTGGAACTTCTCGACGCTCGCGCCGCTGATTCCGAGATCGGTGCCGACCACTCCCTTACGGTTCCGTGGGTCCGACTGTGGCGCGCGGAGGCGGTAGCCGCCAGCGGGAGAACCCTCGATACAGGAAGGAGTGGAGTCCATCACGCGACACCCGTCGATGTTCAACGCGCCTGTCCCGAATCGAGTCACATTCGCCGCGACGGTGCCGATTAGTGGCTTGCGGGCGATGATCCAATGCTCGGCAGCGGGTTTTAGCGCAGTGCCCCACCCGTCCCACTGTTTCGCGGCGTCGGTGCCGCTGACTTCTCGCTTCGCCCCCACCGCGGCATCCAACGCTTTGGAAACTGAAAGGCTCTTGGGGAATCCCGAACCGAATAGGTGAGTTACAACCTCCCTTATCTCGAAGCCAGCGTCCTCGATGGCCCACGTCGTCCAGTGGGATGTCCGTGGCAACGCCCACACGACGGCGTGCCCACCGGGTTTGAGCACTCGCAAACACTCACGCATCGCGACGGTGAGAAACGCGACGAACTTGGCCCGTGCCTCGATGTGCCGCGCGCCCGCGTCGAAGTCCGGCGCAGCACACGCACACGCGGGAGGACCGTCCGCCCATGTCCGTGCGCGCTTCCCACACGCGCGGCATGTCGGGTTCACGGAACTCCGGCCGATGGTCGGCGCCGGGAGTCGCACCCCCCCATCGGTGAACCCGAAGTTGGTGATCGGGTACTCCCAGCCTTTCGCGTCGTCCCACTCCTTACCCATGAACGCGATTCCCGCGGGCGGATCGCAAACCACAGCATCGACGCTCTCCGCCTCCATCCCCCTCATCACCTCGACGCAGTCGCCCGCGATGACCGTCGCGCGCACGGGAGGGATCACTTCTTGATCTCCGCGACGCAGATCGTGTCATTATGCGCGCCGCCGTGCGCGACGAGCAGAATCTCCATCAGGCGATAACCACGTCCGATCCCGAATCCGGCGGAGTTCCAACCGAAAGAGAGCGCGATTCCACCCGGCTCCAAAATCGCGTCGAGGCCATCGCGCACGCGCTTGTAGAGCGCTGCGCTCTGCGTGTCGGCCGTCGTTGCCTTCCGGCCGATGCCCGCATAGACCTCCGTGATCTGACGCGGCGAGTACGGCGGGTCGAACAGCACGGCATCGGCACGCACGCCACGATGTGCAAGATCCGCGCAGAAGTCACTGGCTTCCATGTGG